CAGGGTCTTTCGTTTGTGGGTCTGCTGGAAGGTTGAGACGCTCAACCATCTCCAACCACACCGCCCGCCACAACCCAGCAGGCACACGCTCAGCCAACGGCAGAACCAAGTGATAGTGCGGATCATCCAACCGATGCGAATACGTCGAATACGCAAACCACTCCAAACCATCTAGCCGAGCCGACTCAAACGACGAACCATCCAAGTCCACCACCAGCGACTCCACGAACCGAACATTCCTGTTACCACGAGTCGTGTTCTCGTAATAGGCGACAGGCGACCACAACGCCCCAGCAGACTTAACCTCATTCTCCTCATGAAACATGAGCAACTCTTTGAGCTGCGACCAAGACGAGGCCAACGGCTGAGGCTGAACCGCCTTCACCGAACTAAACCAAACCGCCATACCCACCCCTCCTCACCCCCACCCTAGCCAATTGGCAGGGAAAGTCAACTAATCGGCGAGAGTCTTGAGAACCCTATCTATCGCAGCCAGATAATCCTGGGCGATCTTGTCCTTCATCTTGCGAACGGTAGGCCAGAAGAAGTAGCCCGATCTGCCTCGATGCCTCAAGAATTGGCGGGTCGTGGGTCGAGCCTGTCCACCGAACTCAGCACCGAAGAACACGTCACCCCGAGTCACCTTGCGTTTCCTCGTCCGATTCGGTCGAGACTCGGACACAAAGTTTGAGGACTGCGACAATTTGACGGCAGGAATCCTGTCGTTATACGGCTTCATCCCCTTCATCACCTCAACAGCCTGACGGCTACGGGTCACAGTAGATGCCTCAACCTTGGCCTCATCCACAATCTGTTGGGCTACACCTCGAGCCGCCTCGCGCATATGGGAGTTGAACCGATCATCCATCTTGGCAGCCTTACGGAGAAAGTCGGCTAGACCGTCAATGAGGACAGCGGGTTTCCCAGCTTGGGGTGCGATGGCGACACGGGATGCACGACCAAGTGGAACACCGTAGAACGCCATGTTCTGAGATTACCTGTTGAGGTGGACGGCTCTCCATCGGAGATAGCCGACCATCGTGTAGAGCATTCTGGGTGATTCAGCCAGCAACACCGACGGAGCGATACCTGTCTCGCAAGACAGATATGCGATCAGCCAATGGGCTGACTGCTCTCCAAAGGGGCGATCACGGCTTGCGCAGCATCTCCCAAAGTCATCGCCTCTTGCTCGTTGCACCAGGAGTCGAAGTCCAACCCTGTCTTCTTGGTGCGATGCTCAGCATGCCACGCGAGGAACGCAAGATCGGTGAGCGACAAACCATCCTCAAACTTCGCGACACTCTTGCTGAACTTCTGCTCGTAGGCGATGAAGTCTGGGAATGTGGCGATGACGATTCGGGTTGAGCCGTCGGATGCGCTGACCACTTCAAGTGGCAGTTTCATTTGTTACCTCCGCAGGTAAGGGTTGTGATGAAAGTTATGCGCCGGTGCCGGTCTTGGTGACGTTGCCGTCGATTGGCCAGGTGATACTGGCGGTGGCCAACTCACCCACGGCACCTGCCACGGGTGTCCACGAAACGGGCAACACATTGAATGCATACTGCGGGTTGCTGGAACCAGCAGCGGCGGTGCCGTTCGGCTTGACGGTCATCGCAACAGGGGTGCCTGCGGCGAATGCGTCGTAGAACAACTTTTCGATGGTCGGGTAGTCCTGGTGGAGATCGATCGTGACCGAGTGATCCTTCAGGCCTTGGATGCGGGTGACTGCACCTGACGAACCGAAGTTCGTGGTTGCGATTTCCGCAGCGGTCAGGTTGAGGGTGACTGCTGCGACATACGAAGAGATGTCAGTTGCAGCGGTGCCGAAAGTGACATTGACATTCGTCAGAACTTGCTTTGCCATTGTTTGTGACTCCTGCCTTCCGGCACTAGAGGGGTTGGATTACAAACCCCAACACTACACCCCAACGCTCCACCCTCTCAAGGGTTAGGCGTACACAACCACCCTGAAGTCCACCATCAGATAGGTCGTATCGTTCCCGTCCATCGTTGAGATGTTTGAGGCTGTTTCAACGATGAGGTTCTGTACGACACCGCCGAGCGACTTGTCAGCCTCAATCGCAGCCCGAACCGAAGTTGCACCCTGATAGGACAGATAGCCGTCCAAGGCGTTCTGCGCTGAGCGTTCCGCAGCGCGACCCACCACAACCGACACCGTAAACGTGTGAATAATCAAGCCTCCACCCATCGCACCGTTGTAGGTGATGGATTCCAGCATCGGCCACGCGAACGGAGCATTGATGTTGTCGGGCTGTTGAGCATACGCACGAAGCCCAGGGATGGTCGCCAGACGAGTCTGGAGGCCTTCTTTGATTTGGGTGACGGTGGTTGTTGCGCTCACGCAAACATCCGCATTCGTCGATACGGTTCGACGAGCTGCGCGACATCAGGGTCAAGGAAGCGTGACACACGGATCGCACCGATGTCACCGAACCCAGCCACCCCGAGTGGCGAGTCGTAACGCTTGAAGATTCGTGACGCCTGAATGATCGTCGCCTGCGTCACCGTCGAAGGAACCGAAGGCCAACCGAATGTCGCAGTCACCTTCACCAACGCCTGCTCACCATAGTTCGCATTCAAGGTTGGGAACAGATAATCGCCGACTGCACGGATGCGGTCGTATGGCCAAGTCAAACCATCCAGGACACCGTTCAACGGTTCCAACTGGTAGTCGGTCGCAGTCCAAGTCACATCAAACACACCGTCACCAAGGCTTGAGGTTTGCAGCGTGATCGCCGTGCCAGACACGTCATCGATCGAGCAGGTGAACTCGGACTCAGCCGTGAAGATACGGGCAGTCGCAGACCCAACAGACCAGAACTGACGGTTGCAATACCCGTCAATGAGACGGCTCGCAGCCTCAGCACAGTTATCAATCAGGTCGTCGTCGAGCGTGTCGGCAGTACCGATTCTGAGGGCGGCCTTGATTTGATTCCTGGTCGCGTAACCGTTGGTAATCATACGGCTCTATGCTACCCCACTCGGTTTAGCAAGAATCCATTGGTTGTTCTCACGCAACTCGACATCCACACCCACCTCATCGGTGAACACCTGCACATCCCGACGAACCGCCACCCAATCCCAATCATCACCCATCAACACCCCACCCGCCGACAAAATCGACCAAGCCATCCGCAACTCCAACAACGTCTCCCCAGCCTCATGAGCCGAATCCAAATACACCACATCCGGCAACCCACTCAAATAGCCGATCTGATGAATACGCTCCAGAAACCGCATCCCCACAATCGAAGTCGCATGAATCGGATGAATCCGATGCGTCAAACCAGCCGCCACGACATTCGCCGCAAACCGCTCAAAGATGGTCGGCCTACCATTGCGCAACTGCAAGAACCGCCAACCCCCAGACTTAGCCAACTCCAACTCCCAATGATGCATATTCACATCACCACAGAACGGATCAACACACACCACCGCACAATCCAACCCATGCGCCTCGATACGTCGAGCCACCTTGATCGCCGACCCACCCAACATTGTGCCAAGCTCCAACCAGAACCTCGGCTTCACTCGACCCAGCACCTCGTCAATGACCTGATCGGTGATGTGCGTATGTTCATACCTGTCATCGGGTTCGCCAGCGTCGGCGTAGCAATCCTGCCCCAACGCAAACTGACGCAACTCGTCAAGAATCACGACCAAGTTCCCTTGTATTTGATGAGATAGTCGTTCTCCAGCACGAGGTTGATCCGCCCGTAGCGTTCCTCTTTACGGCCTCGAGCGTGACGATCCGTGAAATCGTTGAACAACAGATGAGCGGTCGGCTCGGCCTCGTGATAAGTCCGAGTCCATTCCACCTCAGCGCGAATCGAATCCCTCTGCGTCACCGGCGAGAATAGGTGAACCTTGCTGAGGGTTTCCCGTGTGTAGATACCCATGAACATCCCGAACCAGCCAGGGTCATTCGTCAACGCCACCGACCCAGGATGACTGAACGCCTCATCGATGAAAGACCCGTCCTTCACAACCACCGTGTCATGCAGAAACAGGAACCTGTCGAGCGCGGTGTTCTCATACAGCCATTGAATCTTCCCCAACTCCCACGTCCCCGCCTGACGCAACACCAGAACCTCACGATCACCCAACGACTTCAAGCAATCAGACAACCAATGCTCACGCCCAGGCGTCGTAGCAACAACAACTATCTGTCCCAACCCAACTCCACCCTTCTATCCAAGTCCCACTCCTCATGAGCAGGAACACCGTTCGCCCAACGCTTCTCATACAGCATTTGATTCGCCTGAAAGGACTTCGTGTTCGCTTCAGCTAGAGACGGGTCAGAGGCAATGGTTGAGGAGTTGTCGTGATTCACTTTCGCTGACGAGTGAACGATTGGCATTCCGTGTGCTTGCGCTCGACGCTCGAAGTCATTGTCCTCAAAGTAGGCGGGATGGAAGTTCTCGCAGAACAGGCCGATCTTGCCGACTACGTTGCGTCCAACATGAGCGCAAGCCCAGCCTGGATAACCGGCAAGCGTGATCGTGTCTGGGCTACACTCACCGTGAAACTGCTGTAATGCACCAGGCTCAAACCAAGCATCGGAGTTCAGCAGCAGCCAACCGTCCTTGCTGTACGGGGTGGCCTTGATGCTGAGATTCCACGACGTTGCGACACCGAGGTTGCTGGGCATTGACCAGATTCGGTAGTCGTCGATTTGGCGATGATCGACGAGCCAGGGGCAACCCCACAGGCTTGCCTGTCCACCGTTATCAATGATGATGAGGGTGTCTACGGGGTAGTCGATAGAGGCTAGGCATCGTTCGAGGAGGTCGTATCGGTTCAGGACTGGGATGACGATGACCGGCACCATGCCGACAACTCCTTCATGATTGGCTTCCAATGAGCCTCATAGACGCGATCTGCCGAGTATTGGGTAGCAAACTCCACAGCGGCCTTATCCGCCCCTCTAGGAGCCTCGTAGGAGGCTCTCAGGGCATCCACGATGGATGGCACCTGTGGGGTGCAGAACCAGGCTTTCTGTGCCGCATCCCAGAACGGTTGCGTCTCCACCTTCCAACCCGACCCAACCAACTCCGGCTGGGCGGTGTAATCCGACACGATCACCCGAGTCCCACACG